TGTGCATGGTCGGGGACGAAGTCGTGTCTTATCAAACGGCAACCCTGACGGCGGCCAATCGCTACGCTCTGACCCAGCTCCGCCGCGGCCAGCGCGGTACGGTCTCCGGCGCACACGCCAGTGGCACCAATTTCGCTCGGATCGACGATGCGGTCTTCAAGTTCGGCTATGACGCCAGCAATGTCGGCGAGACGATCTACGTCAAACTTCCCTCCTTCAATATCTATGGCCGTGGGCTCGAGGATCTGGCGAGCACCACCGCATATTCGATCGCGATCGGCTCGGCGCCGGCGCGCGCCGCCTATCGCGACATCAAGTTCATCCGTTCCTATGCGCAACCGGCGACGCCCAGCGGCGATAATCCGTCGGGTTGGTATGACGGCATACCCGTCGGCACGGCGACGATCTGGTCCAGTACCGCGCTCAAGACGGCGAACGGAACGCTGTTGGGCATCTGGACCGTGCCGCAATCGCTGTCCGGCCTGACGCCTCGCGGCGATTACAGCGGCGCGGCAAGCTATTTCCTGAACAATAGCGTCACCTATGGCGGTGGCAGTTACGTCGCGACGCAGGATAACTTCACGGGCCATGCGCCGACCGGCACCGGGCAAGCCAATGCCTATTGGGACGTGCTGGCCGCGCCCGGCAGTGCCGGGGCGCCGGCAGTGCCGCCGGGGGCATTCAGCGCGACGATCAGCGTGCCATCGGGATCGGCAGTCAACTTGCGCTCCCTGGCCGACGCAGCCGGCTATACCGGCAATTCGGACGCGACGGTGACGTTCAATGTCCCCAGTGGCGTCAACGTCACCGGGCTGCCGAGCGGCGGCATCGGTATCGATACCGGCAGCTGGCCGACCGCTTCCCATACGATCGCGCTGACATTGGTCGTTCAGAACGGCGGGTCGGTCAGCGGCGGCGGTGGCAATGGCGGAAGCGGCGGCGGTGCCGGCTCGGCCGGCGGCGATGCCATCTATGTCCGGGTTCCGATGACGGGCGGGATCACGATCAACACCGGCGGCGCAGTGCGTGGCGGCGGCGGTGGCGGCGGATCGAACGCGATGGCGTCCCCATACAAAATCGGGACCGGCGGCGGCGGCGGCGGCGCGCCAAATGGCCAGGGCGGCGCCGGCAGCGAAGGCTATCTGACGACCGGAACAGACGGCCAGGACTGGTCCTCCGGCGGAGCCGGCGGCTCCCCGGGCGGCGGCACCGGCGGCAATTATGCAAGCGCCGGCAGCGCATCGGGCGGAGGCACGCCGGGCGGCGGCGCGGGCTTCGCCGTCCGCAAGAACGGCAACGCGGTCACCGTCACGAACAACGGCACGATGACCGGATCCGCCGCATAACCACCCCACGCCTTCCCAAAGGATTGGCCCCAACATGCAATATTACGAGTTCATCGCCTCCCGCGGCGACACGGGAGCCGTGTTGCCGCTCGCCAAGATCACCGTGTTCCTGGCTGGCACGGCTACACTGGCATCGATCTATGATAGCGCCGGTGCCGGTCTGGCGAATCCGACGACGGCGGCGCCCTCCGGCCTGGCGGGATTCGCGGCGGCCAACGGGGCCTATGACGTACAGATAGCATCGGCGGACGGCTCGTACCTCGCGCCGAAAGTCCATGACCTGCAGCTCTATGACCTGTCTCAGTTGGACGCGCAGGTGGCGACGGTCACGGCGGCTACGACCGCTCCGGGATTCCTTGCCGTTGCCTCGGACCTGGCGCTGGGGGCAGCGGGCAAGATCGCGACCGTGGCGGCGGATCTGTTGAGCGGGGCCAGCAACATAGCGGTGGTCGCGGCTGATCTGGCTTTGGAGGGTGCGTCGCTGATCAGGCAGGCGATCGCGGCCGCAAACGCAGCGGCAGCCTCTGCGGCGACGGCGGCAGCAAGCGCTGCCTCAATCGGCTGGCTCTTTAAAGGCCCGACGAACTTCGCGTTGACCGATGCCAACGGCTATCGCTGGCTCAACATTACGCTTTCCGATGTCAAGCACGCCGCGGTCGACCTAATCAAATCACGACTGACCGCGCTGGAAGCATATACCGCAGAGATGCCCCTGACTGGGACGGCAGGCTTCGCATCCTGGGCGCTCACCGACAACAGCGGCTATAACTGGCTTCGGGCTACCCCAACCACGTTGCAGCACAAAATTATCGACAGCATGTCGTACCGGATCGTCGCGGCCCTCCGCGGAGCTGCTGATCCGACCGTCGCCGATATGCGCAATATCGCCGAGCGCATCGGCCTCCATATCTCGGGCGAGTCTTTGGCGCTTGGGCATGGATCGCCCGTCGTGTCGGTGGGTACGAGCACCTATTCGGACATGTTCGGCAATGCCGGGTTGACGAAGGCCAGCATCGTTCCCGACGACATCAATGACATTTCTAACTCTTCGGATCCTGATTTGGTCGCCAACCGCGCGATGCTCACGCCATCGTTCGAAGCGGTGTACGGCCCCGACGCGGACGATTGGACCAGCCACGGCGAAACCCCGCTAACCGGTTGCGCCCAGATGATCGTGCAGCTTCTCAAGGACGAGGACGGCGTCGACTTCACCGGCGCCGGGATGCGATTCTTGTTGGCCGACGACGGCCGAAACGGATCGCCGATCGCCACTGAGGATGAAACCCTCACGGGTCTGACTGCCCAGCGCGTCTATGCTAGCATGTCGCGAGCCCAGGCGCTGTACGCAGCGGAGGGCAAATCCTACGTGCCGGCCGCGCAGATGCTTGTCATCGGCACGAACGACAATGCAAGTGATGCCACCAACTATCCGACCGGTAACGAAAAGTTCTTTTACAACAAGGCGGTGACTGTTCAGGTGCAGCGCCAAGCCAAGGCACGCCAAATAGTCGGCGGAAATTTCCGGCTTCCCTTGCTGCTTGGGCAGACGGCAACCCATACTAACCCGGCCTATCTGGCGCCTATCCCGCACGTTGCGCTCGACCAGCTTCAACTGGCACTCGATCGCCAGGAGTTCATTCTCGCCTGCGTCCAGTACGCAGTGCAAAATGGCGTGAACGACGTCCACATGACCGGCGCCGGCAGCAAACAAATGGGCGCCTATTTCGGGTGGCACCTCAAGCGGCTGATGTTCGACGGCCAGCGCATCGTGCCGATGGTCCCGATGTTCACAGCTCAGGGCTCGCAGATCATCGCCACCTTCCCCATCCGGCCCGGGCACGCAATCGCCGGCGGCCTGACGGTGGCGGATACGACCGTTCTGGCGAGTTGGGGCGTTGCTGCGGTCGACGCGGGGGGCGTCGCGAAGACGCTGAGCAATCCACGGGTGGTCGCGCGCGACCGCGTTGTTTGGGATGCACCGGCTACGCCAGCAAACACCTGGAAATTCCGCTGCGGCTACACGGGCAACACCACCAAGGGGTGGACCAACATCGCCGAGACCCGCGCTGATTCCACGCTGATCTTCGATCCCTACGCCCTGCGCCTGCCGATGTATCGCTGGTTGCCAATCTGTGAGGTGCCCCTGACATGAGAGTTGCCATTCCCTTTGCCGGTGTCGATGCCTCGGGCTTCGGCTATGGGCGCACGCGTTCCTGCCCAACCTTTGGCGCCGGCTATGCCGCCTATATGTTCGGAACGGCGCTAAACGATACGCCGACCGTCAATCTGTTCACTGGAGTCAATGATGGGCGGCTAGTCGGCACACCGGCAGCAGTTGGCCTGGTCGGCGGCCCTATGGCTACCAGTTTCAGCGGAACCATCACCGGCGGCAATCTGCTGACCGTCACCGGCGCGGTGTCGGGCGATGCGCTCGTGACAGGCGAGACGATCGAATTAGCGACCGGTTTGGGCGGGTCGCTCGGCGCTATCGCTGCTTTCGGCACGAACGGCACGACAGGTACGGGCGGCGCCGGTACGTATGCCCTTGTCGGCGGCGTCAACACTCCGACATCGAACATGCGCGCCTTCACTAGGTTCTTCGAGGTGCCCGGCTTCTCGCGCGACATTTTTAACGTCGGGAACGCCCTCACCCTCCTGGCCATTTACAAATCTCCGCTCAGCCAGGGCCTTCTGTCGGACGACGTAAATGGCGGGTCGATGGGTATCCTGGTGCCCGGCACGTTCGACATTCAGACGTTCGGTCGCGATTCCGCGGCAACCGTCGTGAACGTCTCCACGGGGTCAGGATTTCTGAACGGCGCAACGACGTGGACCATGGGCGTATCGCAATACGACACCACCACCGGACAAGGATTCATTCAACGTTCCGGGCCTGCTCGCATCGCGTCAGCCGTCGCAGGCCCGCGCACCGCGAACCCAATGGGGAGCACCGGCCGTAAGCTACGCACCCACATCTACACAACGACGACGCCAGCGGCGACAATTGCCGGCATTGCGCTTTATACAAAGAAGCTGTCGGGCGCTGAGATGGACGATGCCTTCCTGTTCTGGCGGGATATCATGTCCGACGCCAGCGAGGTCCTCTAGGCCCTACCAATTCCAAAGGTCGCGGCCTTCCTCGCAAAAATCGGAGTTGCCTGCACCGAGCGAATCTCCGCTCCAGGAAAGTCCCAGCACCCTGCGGCGAGCGATCGACCGACAATACCAGACGAAGGGAGTGGCGATGATCCGCAGCACTTTGCGCATGGACGTCTCGTACGCTGACATTGGCTAAGGGTACAGGTCAGGTTTGCCGTTCGTCGTGGTCAGCCAGCTGTTCCATGGCCGACGGGGTAATGTGCCACCGCGCTCTGATCCATTCTCGGGCGGGCTCTTCGAAGCGCTTGAACACGATAACCGACGCGATCAGAACGGTGATATATTGTAGCGGAACCAACCACTTCTCCGGCCCGAGCAGCCAAACCAAATAGAAGTGTACCGGCTGATGGAGCAGATAAAGCGAGTAACTAGCCGCCCCCATTAGCACGAGCCCACGCTGTCGTAGAAAACGTATGAACCGAGTCTCAGGAGATTCGGCGATGGCGATTATCGCAAATGCGGCCAAGAACGTTACCAGGGTGCCAACCCACTGGGAGTGCGACACGCACATGATCGTTACCGCGGCCAGTGGAAGCAACCACGCCGGGATCGGCGAGGGCCGGCCTTCTCGCCGAACATGCAACTCGCTTGCTAGGACGCCGAGAAGAAACTCCGGGAGGCGCACGATGGGCGTCGGCACCCACCGCAACCATTCAAAATTGGCAGGGCGCAGGCACCAAAACGCGGGGCTGCCAAATACGAAGCAAATGACGAACAATGCGCCGATGATGATCGTGATCGATCGAGTGCTTAGTCGCACCGCGAACCCCGATAAAAACGGGAAGCAGAAATAGAAGAATATTTCCACGGACACCGTCCAGGACGGGCCATTCCACATAGTGCTGAAGGGGTTTGGCGAGGTGATCCACCATTGCAGCCCCAAAAACTGCGGCACGTCGTGCCAGCCTTGAAAAGGCGAGACAAACGGCACCATCGCGACGATCGACAGTAGGTATACCGGATATAGCCTGGCAAATCTGGCTACGGCGAAATTCCAGAGGCTCTGTCTCCCGACAAGCCGGCCGCGATAGGTAAGATGAAGGATAAAGCCCGAAAGCACGAAGAAGAACGGCACCCCGACATAGCCGTTGAGCAAGAACGATTTCAGCGCCGAGGGTGCGCTCGGCAAGGTGTTTATGAAGCCCGATCCCGAGTGATACATGATGACAATCATAGCCGCGAAGAAACGGATGCTTGTCAGCGGCTTGATAAGATTGGGAGCGCGGCCGTTTGTTTGCATGCGGATGCCCTAGCCGCCTAGAGTCCCTCGGGAAAGCCGTAACAAAATCTGCCTCCTGGCCCGTCCCCCTCCACGAGAGCCCCTCGCCTAATGAGCACACCTCCAAAGTCCGCCCCGACCTGGCTGGCGTGGCTTCCTGTCGTCACGACCCTTGCGCTGATCGCCGGCTTTCTGTTGTCGACCGGCGGCAAGATCAACGAACTGGCTGATCACGAGCGCCGTCTGGCCGCGCTGGAAGCGCGCCGCGATTCCGATGCGGACAAACTCGACAAGATCAACGAACGAACGGCGCGCATAGAGGCGAAGCTGGAAGTGCTCCTGCCCAGCGGCACCGCCGCCAGGGAGGTCGCGAGATGATGGAAGGCGCAGGATTACTTCTGATGACGCTGGCGTTCGCGCTGATGCTGATTCCGCCGCTTCACCTCACGATTGCCCAGCCCCGCGTCGCTGCCGTCCATGTCGCGGCGGAATTGTCCTTATCACACCGCCAGGCACCACCCTGTGCCGAGTTCGACGCCCTTATCCGCGAGGCCGACGACGTCCTCGCCGACGATCCGCTGATCCGCGCGACCGCCGCGATCGCCGAGACCTACGACCGAGCCTGACCCCGCGCGGTCCATCCAACACCGGAGGAAACCATGACCCTGCTACGCAGATGGTGGGCGCCTGTCGGCGCCCGCCTGATCGATGACGCGCGCCTGTGGTGGCGTTTCTGGAGCATGCGCCTGGCGGCGTTGGGGGCGATCGTCACCGCGTCGGCGCAGTGGTTTCCCGACGCCCTTTCGACCGCCTGGAACGCGATACCGCTCGACATGCGGGCGTATCTTCCCGCGCCGCTGCTTCACGCGATCCCCATGATCCTGTTCGTCGCCGTGATGGTGGCGCGGGTCGTCGCGCAGGGGAAGGCGACGTCCAATGGCTGACGCTGTCGATACCCGGGCCGCAGGCGAGCCGGCGGCGCGTGCCGGCTGGACAGCCAAGGGCGCGCTGGCCGCGACTCTCGCCGTCATCCTGGCCGGCGTCTATGCTGTCGAGGGCGGCTATGTGAACGATGCCCGCGACCCGGGGGGAGCAACGAACCACGGCGTTACCGAGCGCGTCGCGCGCGATTACGGCTATCACGGCGACATGCGCCGGTTTCCGCGGCATTGCGACGGCCCCGCGGCCGTCTGCGCTGATGCCGTCTATGTGCGCAGCTACATCGCCGTGCCGGGCTATATGCCTTTGGTGGAGATCGAGCCCTCTGTTGCGAGCGAGTTGATCGATACCGCGGTCAATATGGGGCCGCGGCGCCCCAATCGTTGGTACCGGCTGACGATGAACGCGCTGGGTAATGCACGCCTGCCCGATAGCGCGGATGCGCTGGGCCCGGCCGACGTCACGGCATATCGGATGCTTCAGGCAAAGCTCGGCATCGTCCCCGCTTGCGCCGCGACACTTGACGCGCTCGATGCCCGGCAAGCGGCGGAATATCGCCGCTTGGCCGATGCAAACCCCAAGCTCCGCTCCTTCCTCAAGGGATGGTTGCGGAACCGGATCGGCAATGTCGATCGCCGATCCTGTGGAAAGGGAGACGGCTGATGGGATTCCTGATCTCGCTGGCGCTCGGCTGGAAATGGCCGGGCTGGGCCGCCCGCTTGTTCGGGTGGGCGGTGCCGGTCCTGATCGCGCTCGCGACTGCCTGCGCCATGGTCGCGCTGATCTATCGCACGGGCGAAACCGCCGGCGGGACCAAGGCCGCGGTACAAGCCGGGGAAGCGCACGCCAGGACGGTCGCCATCGCGCGCGCCGACGAGCGCCACGCCCAGGCCACCGTCGATGCGATCGGCAAGCGTGTCGCCGCAGCCGACGACCAGACCACCGTCCTCGTCCGTTCCAAAATCACGGAGATCCACGATGCGATCGCTTCGACGCCCGCTACCGGTGCCAGCTCTGTTGTTCCCGCTCCTTTCGACACTGCCGGGGTGCGCGCATCCCTCAACGCCGTCGTCGATGATGCGAATCGATCGGCCGATCTTGCCGATGCCGAGCGCTGAAACGACCAGGACCGAACGCCTGCCGACCCTGACCGGCAAGAAATCTGGCGAGCTGATTTTGATCGACAAGGGCGAATATGGCGAGCAGCTCGACCTGCTGGCCGAGGCGATCGGCGCGGTCGCGCGGCTCAACAACCGGCAAGGCGCGCGCAATGCCTATGACCGATGCGTCAAGGCGATCTTCGAAGCCGGGATCACACCAAAGGATTGCCCGCATGGGGCGACACCGCAACGTTGATCGAGATTGTGGCCGGTTGGTTACATCCGCAAACAATCGCGCGAAGACGGGGCGCAGGACGCCCAATATGTCCGAATCGCTGTCTAATTCCGATTGACGCGATTGCGACCCCCGCTAGCGATCCTTTCTTCGCCCTGCGGGAAACAGGGCCAAAAAGAGGGGATAAACATGTCGCACCGTTCCGCGCGCCACAGCGCGCGTCTTCGCTT